CTCCGTGTGGTCCCGTTGCCATTAAAACATTCCTCCGCTATGTGCCCATACTTTCTTTTTACTTGCTTTTCTAAATCTTTCTACTGGTAGAAAAAGTGCTACTTCCCATTCATCTGCATTAACAAGAACGAACTTAGATTTAACCTTACTTGTAAGATATCTATGTACTGTTGGTCTTGCTCTTTTAATCTTGGTGAAACCTTTTAGCATATCATACGTTAATTTTAATTTGGTTGTTTCATCGTACTTTTTATTATTTGCAAACATCTTAAGTTGATCCATTAATATAGCTCTATGTTTTGGTGCAAGATAATGAAAGTTCAATCCAAGAAATCCATTCTCATATTTCTCTATAGGAAAAACCAAAGGAAAGGTATCATACCAGGGAAGATCATTTTTCCATTTAGGATCATAAGAATAGAAATACATTTTTCCTAATACACTTTTAGACACCAAACTTTCTGAACGTTGAAGTATTGTCTTTGGCGTTTCATCAGAAAACTTTCCCTTTGTTCTATTGACAATTGAGCGAAACCAATCACCCGCTGCTTTTGCTCTAGCAGTCACTTGGTTTGTTTTTATTGCGTCTTTTAATTTATCCAAATAGGATTCTTCTACTGTAGCCATATTACTATTTAGTTGTCAGAGTGTCCTCTGTTATTATTTGCCATTTCCATCCTTTGACTTCACAAAACTCTTCTGCTGCCTTCCATTTAGCCTCATTAATTCCCCATGCTTTTACTTCTTTGAGGTATCTTCTTTTGTGTTTGGGGTTGGGTTTAGGGGGTTTTGTTTGTTTCTTAGGTTTGATTTCAATTAGAGATTCACCTTGATCAGTTTTAACCCAAAAATCCGGATAATATCTATGTACTCTATTGTCAATGGGTGAACGATAGGGTATAATAATCTCTTCACTTGACCATCGCAAGACTTCAGGTTGCCTATCTAGGTATTTCATGAAGGTTAATTCCCACCCAGAACGATAAATAATTTTAGTATGATCACCCTTATATTTTTTGTAATTTTGAGGGCGAAATTTTCCTTTGTATGCCATATAAATATATAGATAGTTTAATAATACCAATCACAAAAGGAGAATAATAATGGCCGGCGGCTCACCACACGATAATACAGCACCATCACCAACAGCACCAGCACAACCACCGATACAATATCTTGAATACCCCTCTGATATTGGATATACAGGAAAGAACGGACAGATAGCCGGAGGTGGTACTGACAATTGGATCTCCTTTGAAGCGACTAGTTTTCTAACTCAACAACCAACGCTTGATATAGCGTTATATATTCCCGGTGACGCTCTAAACACATCATATAAATCAGAATATGAATCAGTTGCGTTAGGTGGACTAGGAGCTGCAGCGGACAAAGCTGTTAAAGCAATGCAAAACGAAGGACAGAAAGGTGGAATGACTCTTGACAATTTGAAAAGTGTTATGAGTGCACAAGCATCAGCCGCGGGAAGTGAATCTGGAAAAGTAGGAATACTTAAGGCGGGAGAGAAAGCGAACCTTCTGATAGAAGGAACAAAAACTATAATGGAACGATCACAGGGCGCGGTACTCAATCCTTATATTGTTGCCGCATATAAAGGTCCTACTGATATGAGAACACATGAATTTAGTTTTCAAATGTTACCACAAGATGTAAATGAATCTAAGGCTTGTATAAAAATTGTGAATGCATTTAAAAGAGCCATGTTACCTTCTCATGGAGGAGGAGATGCTAAAACATCACCTTCAATGATGTTTGGGTATCCTGATCAATTCACAATTAATTATTATATTAATGGTGAGGCATTACCGAATAATGGTTCAAATCCTATGTTTAATATAGGAAAATCAGTATTGACTGGTTGTGATTTAGACTTTAATACAGAAAGCGTACCTTTATTTTTTAATGGTACACAATATCCAGTAACGGTATCAATGAAACTTTCGTTTATGGAGCTCGAAGTAATGTATCGAGAACGAATAGAACAAGGAGCGTAACAAATGTCTGAATTTTTTCAACATTATCCACAAGTTAGTTATGATATTACTGGGATAAAACCCATAAAAACTAAGACTGCGATTAACATTATGGTTAAAGCAAAAATAAAAAACATTATTCAAAATGATATTGTTAATTATTTTTCTTATACAATACCAGAATCAGAGCGTCCTGATATAACCGCATTTAAGGTATATGGTGATGTAAAGTTTACATGGTTAATTTTTTTAATTAACGATATACATGATCCAATTTTTGAATGGCCATTGAATAGTAGAGAATTTGGAGGCTATGTTAAAAACAAATATGGTTCTCTCAGTTCCGCAAAAAATACTATACATCATTATGAACAAATTGTTAGGCAGAGAATAGAAGCAACAGGTACTACTGAAGCAATTCCTTTAGCATGTTTGGAAGTTGATGTAACAACCTATGATGCTCTTGATCCTGCAGATCGAAATATTGTATATTGTTATGATTGGGAAATAGTTAGAAATGATGATAAACGGGAGATTAAATTAATTGATAGAAACTATGTTGCAGACATTCTATCTGAACATTCGGAGAAACTTGAATAATGTCAACAAGTGACCAACGCCGAGGTACGGTTCTTGAAAGACGAAAAACGGAGACTGGCATTAATCCACAATCTGCTGATCACGGGACTAAATCGGATTTCTTAAAAAACCCAAAAGCAGAAAAACTCCCCTCATTTCCTGGTGATTTTGAGCTCCAAAAACTTCAGCTGAGCTCACCCAATAGAAAGGGATTTATTGATCTAAAGGCCGCCTGGTCAGATTTTAATATCTATGAAGATCTTTTTGGAAGTTATCTTACTGGAAATATACAGATAGTAGATGGTGTGGGCTTAATGGAAAGTGTTCCTATTATTGGTGAAGAAACTATACAGATTCAAGTGAAAACAAAAGGCCTTGAAAAACAAAGAAAATTAAATACAATACCAGGGCCGTTTGAAGGAAGTCTAAATGAAGGTATAATTAATTTAAAATTTAGAGTAATTAAAGTTCTTAATGTTATGAAACTTAATGAAGGAATAATGTCTTATAAATTATCTTTCGTTTCTGAAGAGGCCATTTTAAATCTAAAACAAAAGGTTAAAAAATCCGCACTTGATCCAGTTTCACTTGAACCACGAAAAATATCTGATGTAGTAAAATCTCTTTATAGACAATTTTTTCAACGAGGTAGGCAGGGTAGAGCTAAACGTATTTTTGTTGAACCCACTAAGAATCTTACAGATTTAATTATACCAAATCAAACACCATTCAAGGCTTTTAATTTCTTAGCATCAAGAGCAGTATCTACGGGTAAACATGCAATTGGATCTAGCTTTGTTTTTTATGAAAGTATAAGGGGCTTCTTTTTTATTTCTATGGAAACTCTTATGGCCGGTGGTGGTATGGGGTATAGTACAGTAGCAGGCGCGCCGGGATCGCCTACTGAATTAGTATATACCGTACCAGAAGAACCAGTTAAAGAAGTATACGTGGTACAGCCAAAACGAATGGGTACAAATAAAGATGAAGCTTCAAATATTGCTATAGAAATGACGGCCGTTGATGCATATTCATTTTCTTCTAATTTTGATGTTCTTGAAAACTTATCCGCTGGAATGTATGCAAATAGATTACTTACTCATGATTTGGTTAGAATGAAATATGATACATTAGATTTTAATATGCATGATCCTACTTCAATAGGTGGTGAAACTAGGATAGATCCAGATACCGGTGCAGTTGAAATAATAGAGACTCAACAACAAGCGGCTGATGTTAAAAACTTTAGTGATTCTTTTACTCATCTAGGACAAGGAAAATTAGCTACTGAAAAGCAAGATGCATTAGGTTCACCTGAATCGGTGATGAGTTTTTATCCCTCTAATTTTGCACATGATGTTCGATTTAAAACAGATCTAGGATCAAGAGGTGTAAAGGGAGAAGTAAAATCCAATCTAAACATTATTCCAAATAGAGTAGAACAATGGATGCAATCACGATTAGTACAAAGTCAGCAAGCTACTAATATTAAATTAAATATTAGAGCTCCTGGATTATCTACTAGAGCAGTAGGAGATTTAATAGAATTTAAATTACCTACAACATATCTTGAAGATAGGGATGGATATACACAATCGCAGGGTCATACGTATTTAAGTGGTTATTATTTAATTACTAAATTGCGTCATCATTTCACTAAAGAAAAATATGAAATAGAATTTGAAGCAATAAAAGATTCATTAAAAGTTCCACCTGGGAAAGATAGATCAACACCAGAAGCTGATGATACAACTACCACTACTAGACCACCAGCAGCAGTAAACCCAATAACCGGCAGAACAGGCCCAAAATAATAGGATAATACTATGGCATACTTTATGGGAAAAGGGGGGTTCGTTTGGTGGCAAGGAGTTGTCGAAGACCGCCATGATCCGCTTTATCTTGGAAGATGTAAGATTAGAGTTTTGGGTTGGCATTCAGAAAACAAGAACGATCAACCAACTGCGGGATTACCGTGGGCGTATCCTGTTGCACCGATTACTTCAGCAAGTCAAACGGGGGTCGGTTCTTCACCATTAGGTCCAGTTGAAGGTACATGGGTAATTGGTTTTTATCGCGATGGGGAAGACGGACAAGAACCGATGTTTTTTGGGACAATTGGTGGTATTCCAGAATTAGATGCAAAAGGAATTAATAATGATGGAACCGCTATAGGTGGTCAAGGATTTCTTGATCCAAGAATAGAAGGTGGAGATGTTGGTCATCCAATGTTTCCAGATGAGGGGGGAAAGAGAGATCTTTTTTATAATCCTATTGCTGATTTAGTTCCCAGAGAACCAGCAACCATTATTCATAATGCAAATCCTGATCCTTCTGAAGATGTACAAACTGTTGTAATTTCATCTGATGTTACCCTTGAGAAAAAAAGTGAAGTAAGATCTATGATTGGAACAACCGGCCCTAATACAACGGCTCCCCCATTTACTGTTAAGGTTGTAGAACAGTCACTTAGATCAACATATCCTGATACAGGTTTAGCAAACACATCACTATCAACAACTAGAAATTTAGATTATTTAAAAGAACCAACTACAAATAGATTAGCAAGAGGTATTCGTGGAAATACTGATACGAGTGATCCAAGAGTTTCGGGAATTGTTTTCGAAAAAATGGAAAATCGTAAGGCCGGCCAGATGCAAATTCCTACATCAGATGGTAAATCTTGGAATGAACCACCAATCCCCTGGCAAGCAATCTATCCATACAATCATGTTCATCAAACAGAGAGTGGACACATTATTGAAATGGATGATACACCCAATTTCGAAAGATTACATTGGTATCATCGAACAGGAACTTTTACTGAAATTCACCCAGTAGGTATCAAGGTTGATAAAATAGTAAACAATTATTATAATATTATTTTAGGAGCAAAATATACACATATTGAAGCGGGTGACTATACTACTGTTGATGGTTCACAAGAAAATTATATTCTTGGTAATAGAGTAGATAGAGTTGATGGCGATTATTCTGTTGCAATAAAAAGAGGAAGATTTAATGTTAATAATACATTAGGGTCAATTAATTTAATAGCCGGTAAAATGACATTAAAGGCATCAGAGACACTTACTCTATCGGCTAATAATGTGATCATTGAAAAGAAATCGGCTTCTTCATCAGAAACAACAACAGGCGATGAGAAGAAAACAGTAGGTGGAAAACTAACTCATCAAACTGGTTCGTATAGTTTAAATGCTCAAGGTTCTATTGGTATGCAAACTGGTGGAGGAATGACACTCAATATTACTGATTCAATAAACGAATCTGTATTTGGAGTGTTACCATCAATGACAATGGGTTATGCTAAAAAGACTACTGCCACTTTAGGTAAGATTGGAATGGAATGTACTGATAATATTGTTTCAGGTGGAATTGAAATGAACTTAGGGCTCGCCGGTTTAGGAGCATCTATAGCAATAAAACCTATTGGTGATATAGAATTAAATTCTAATTTGGGAACGACTGGTATTTCAGCTACTGCTTTATTAGGAAATATAGATCTTTCTAGTGTGGTAGGAAGTGTTCAAATGAGTAGTTTATTATCGACACTCAAATTGGGTAGTGGGGGTGATGCTTCCTTACAAGGATTATTAGGTGAGGTAACTGTAAGTTCTTCAGGTAAAGTAAAAGTTGCTGGAATAATTGCTACATTGAAAGAGATATTAGATGAGATAATAGATATTGTATTAGAGCATACACATCCAACAGGAACAGGGCCATCAGGACCACCAATGCCTCCAGCAACTGCTAAACTGTCTTTATTAAAATCACTAAAAGTTGGTGGGAGTTTTGAATAATGGCACTAGTTAAAGCAACATTGTTTAGTGAATTAATGGGAACGTTTGGAGCTCATAGTGCTGATCCAATGAAGCCGGGAAAAGATATTGCAAAAGCATTTGCTAATTATTTAAAGATGGGACAAAATGCGGGAGGATTCCCCACAACAAATGTAATAGACACTCCTGCTGGAATGACAATAGGACAGGCTTTCGCATCACAATTACCAGCGGGAGCGGCAATAGGATCACAGATAGCATCAGCATTAACATCTATGGCAGCAACATATTTGTCTACAAATCAAATTGGACCACCGGCGGTATCACCTTCTCATACATCGCCGTTAATACAATTATTTTCTTCACCACAACCATCGGGAATGAATTTTTCAAAAGAGTTGGCAGACATATTAGACGCATGGACAAAAACATGGGTAGTAAGTGGGTTGATCCCAGGTGCACCACCAATACCATTTTCAGGACCTTTATCGTAGGATATAACAATGTCAGGAGCAGTTGATAAAAAAATAATTGAAACAAGAGAGGAGTTGGATAATAGTCCATCTACTCATTTATCTGCGAGAACAGGGATCCTTAATTCTGTTACTCTAATAAGAGAATTTTCTGAAACACGATTAAATGCACTATGTGAAGCCTTCACAGGAGGGAAAAATGAATCGGGAGTGGCCACGAATATGTCTCTTCACACCGTATGTCAATCGTTGGCCGCACAGAGATTAATTTGTTATGGAGCAGGAGCTATAAAGGGTGCTACGCAAGGTATTAAAAAGTTTACCCTTCCAGCTTATCAAACAGTAAATGGTGCACTTGGTCTTACAGAACCGAATACTTCTTTTATGGGAATTAAGGCTACTGATATTGGCGAAACATTTACTATCAATTTAACAAGTTTGGCTGGAACACAGACACAAGGTAGTAATACATTTAGTACTGATGTTCGGGATTATTATCTAGTTAGGTCAAGAGTAACTGGAGAATTAATAGACATTAATGATGATATTACTCCATATTCTACACCAGATAGCGATACCGCTTTTGGTAATGCAATTGCTTGGGGTGAAGATGTAGGAAGTGAGGCCGGAACATGGAACGCAGACTTTGCAAAAGCGAACATTGCTAGTGTAGGATTACAAAGTGAGGGGTTATATAATGAATTACCTACCATGACATTACAAGACCATTTGACACAAGGTAGTAACACTCAGTACACTACATTAGGAGCGGCATTCGGCCAGAAGTTTTATTTAAAGAGACATGCTGACTATGTGAACACATTTACTATCATTGGCACAACAACAGTAAATAGTATAGAAGTAACAGGAATATCAGACACCGATCTCGCAAAAATTAAATATGGTGATGTGATTAGTGGTTCAGGAATTCCAGATGATAATGTAACAATCGCGGGAGTAAAAACTACAGATAGTAAAATCAGACTTAGTAATACAGGAATTGCAACCTCTGATGGAACGGTTACTCTTACTGTGAATAGTGTACCATTTGGATATCAAAAAGATGATATATTTTGTCAGATAGAAGTAGTCGGTGAAGGATTAGTAATAAATCAAGATTGGAAGCCAGTTGGTGATGACGCTGGAGGTTATGGTGGAACAGATGCAGGATCAGATGATTTATTAAATGCAAATACTTCTCAATTTATAGGATTAATGGGTTTCTTTGATCCAAATAATGGAAGTGCTAATGCAACGAATGATTTAACAAAAGGAGCAAGAGGTGATTGGGTTTCTGAAGGAAAAGAATACGGAGGAACTTCATATCCTTACATAGAACGAAACCCATTCTTTCCAGCAATAGGAGGAACACAAAAAGCGTATGCAGTAGATAATGGTGAAATTGTAGGAACACAACCTACAGGATTAGGTGAAGATGATATTCCTTCTGGAAGATATGTTAGATGGGATGCAAAAAGAGCAGATGAGACTGGAGCCTTACCAGAACATAGATATAGTACTGATTGCGCTGAAAAATTCTATTATGAACCTCAAGCAAATGGAGCACTCGCAACGATAGGATCAGCAACTGCTATAGCAAGTCACCCTATGCCAAATACTGCAGAGCCACGTGCAACATTTCCAAGAACAGGTTTGGGAAGTGTAGTAACATTAGTACGAGCGGATGAAACATTAGCAGCAAGTACAAATGCATCTCAATCGATAGTTCCGCTGGATGATGTAATTACTACTCCCACAGCTAATTCTACTACAGGAAGTGTACCGGCTGATACAAATGAATATACTTATAGAGTGAGTAGTGGGATAATTAGGCGGGGAGGGTGGAATGTCGATTACACAGGCCCTACACATAATTCGACTGGTGGAACTACAAACCCTACTGTCGGATTTACTTCTGCTGGAAGAACTGCAATAACTCCAACAGACTATGTTATTGTAACTAATTATGTATCAAGAAAATTGACAACCGATGGAAGTACAGCCAATGCAGATGTTGCATTTGTAACTGGAGTAATAGATGAATTACAAGGAACTACAGCGGGTGGAGCTAAATTTCGTGATCCTATCATGGAAGGAGCATCCACTAAACACATGACTTCTGGTTCAGCGAATGATGCAAGTTTTGATACTTATATTTGTGCAACTACTGGAACAAATGCACTTGATACTGCATTGGCAGACATAAAATCATCATTAACTGCTTTCTACTCCGCGGCTGGGATGTCTAGTCGTGCTGATGGTTGTACTGCAGGATTTGGTGCACCAAGTGGACAGAACAGAGGAACAGCTGCAGATTTTGATAATTTTAGTAGTCAAAATGGTCACGCAAAATGGGTAACATTTTCTACTGCTTCTGGTACTTTAGTAACTAACTTGGATGCGAGAATTGCGGAAATAGATGCACGTATTGGTAAGCCAACTCGTACTGGATCTCAATCAACTGTAAGGGGTACACCACCTGCGATTTATGTGTCTGCAGTCCCCGCAGCAAATACTACTGGTGGTTATGCTCCTTATGGTAGATCAATTTATAATAGTTGCAATTATTTACTAGGAAAAGATCTTAAATTAATGACACAGTTAATACAAGATATTCAAAGTTTAAGTCAATTGGTTGGTTTAGTAGAAAAGGCTAGAAACAGATATGAAATTTATAATGGTAGAGCAAAGGAGTATAGCTAATGGCTGAAGAAAATAAATGGAAAGAAGCAGAATTAAGAAGAGATGATATTAAGAAATTGTTAGAAAATACTAAACAACTTGCTGGAATGTATTCGGAGATCATGGGAATAAAAAAACAAGCTTGGGAAAATGTATTAAGGGCAAAGATTAGAAAAGCTGAAAAGGAAAAACAAAATGGCTGAATTTAGTGCACTATTAACGGCGAAGGCCGAATGGAAACCCCATCAGATTGCGAAGGCGGGGGATATTGCATCGTTAGCGGCCGCAGCCACTACTCTTGCTGAAACTGTTAAAAGTACTCTTTCTCTTGCTAGTGCTGGAATGGAAGTGGTCAAACTTTTAGCCACACTTCAAAATATTAATCCCCTTTTAGTAGCATTGGAGGCTTTAGCAGATGAAGTACTTAAACAAATTCAAGATTTAAAAGAAGCTGGTTATTGGTACTTATATGTTGATCCTTATTATGAAGGAAATGTATCACCAAAACAAAAATATAATTATGGTTTTGAACAATTAAGAAACAAGGCCGGAGAACTAATATGGGAAATGAAAGATAGCAAGACAGAACAATGGAAAGATTCTCAGCCTGGTGATCCTGTCCCCACATTAGCACAGATTAATGAGGGAGTGGCAAAACCACATTATGCTTCTCCTAGAAAACTAATTCCTGGTGGATATGATAGAGACAATCCATTACTAGATCCTCTTAGGAGTCCGAATGAGGGTGGAGCAAGTAAGTTCCCCCAATTTACAGTAAAAGAAGTAATTACGGAATTTACAAAAGCATTTGATGATGAGGGTGATGTTCCCAGATATAAATTATTGGGAGAGGTTTCTGCTGCACCGAAAGCGGGGGTAATAGTATATGATACTGATGGTAATGCTTATACAGGATGGGACCCTAAAAAAGATTTTGGATTAGAATTATTCGATAAAGGTAAAGCAAGTGAAGATGGTTCAACCGTTAAAAATTATGTGGCGGCAAGAAAGGCTCTTAATTCTAAACAAAGCATAGGTAAACCTAATATTTTAGGAAATACAGAATTTGACGGTGGGTCTGGAGCAATAGCAATTATTATTGCCTCTGGAGATTTTCAAGAATTTGTTGAAGTTTTTAATAAGTTCTCTCAAATGTTTTCTGATATTCCTGAATTTGCACCCAACACCGGTCAAAATTTATTAGATTCATTAGAACAGATTATTACTCCAAATCAAGTTACAGTTAAATTGACTCAAGTTGATACTAAGTATCAATCGTTTGTAGTGGGTGATATTATAGGAGGAAAAATATATAGTAGTATGGGGGAAATTGCGGAGATCGTTGAAGGTTCTGTAGTTCCAACAGTTATGATAGGAAGAAAAGCGGTAGCAGATACAGATGATGAGGGATTTATATCAACTACTATGACGGATTATAATATGAATGAAGTTGAAAGATGGATTGATATGGAAGTAATATTAAATCCAATTAGAAATCTTGATGGATTAAACCCCTGGATTTCTGGTGATATGGTTGTGGAGATGGAACAAAGAGGAACTAGTGGAACTACAGGAGATGATGTGTTTCCTAATTATGTTTTCAAGGGTGGTGATACTACAGAATTACCAAAAGATCTAAGGATATATCCAAAGGTAGCAATAGTTGCAATGGAAAAGTTAATGATTCTCCCAGCTTCAACTCCGCCCGATTTTGGAGGAATTCAAATTAAAGATATTGTTCCTGGCTGGGGTGAATTTTTTCAACTATTAGAAAATTTTGTATTACAATTAAAGGGGATGATTTCAGATTCGGCAAGTTTTATTCAAGACATGATTGATATGATTAAACAGGTTGAAGCATTTTTACAATATTTGATTGATCTTATTGACGAGTTTTTAAAATTTTTTCAAATAACATTACCATCTGCAGGTGTGTATGCCCTTTACATTCCTAATCAAAGTGGGGGTAATGACGGAATAGTGGCCGAACTTAAATCTGCAAAAGGAATTCCAGATTTAGGATATGCGGCAGGACTATTATTTGTCGGTACAGAGGGGGATAAACTTATTGCAGGAGGGGGTAGTAAAAACCCAATAGATTTATTAGCACTAGTATTAGGTCTTCTTGATAGCGAGGAGCCGGCCCCAGAAGCCTCCACAACGGCCGCTGATGCCGCTGCCGCACTTGGTCAAGCAGTTGGCGGTTCTGACAAAGACGAATGGAAAGATAAGAGTACTGGAGATAAACTAGCTTCAATGTTATTCAGATAAACCGATTTCACTATTATTTTAATTTAACTAAATATTAAGAGCAAGATATGGCTACTACATACGGAAAAGATTACGTTGATTTTGACATGGATTTTACAAAACATCCAGCTCATGGAGATTTGTCTACTATCAAAAAATCAACAGCTATTAGTAGGTCTATAAAAAACCTATTAAGTACGAATGCAAATGAAAGACTATTTCAACCAAGCATAGATAGTGGAATTGGAATTCTTTTATTTGAAAATTTCAGTAAGCTTACAACTTCTAGGTTAGAAAAGACAATTAAACATACTATAGAGAAATATGAACCTAGAGCAAAAATAGCAAATATAACTGTAAAAGCCAAAGAAGATGAAAACGCATATGAAGTAATTATAATTTATATGCCAGATAATGATATACAAGAAACGACACTAGAAGTCTATTTACAGAGGACATAACACATGGCAAGCTCAGCGGGTAAACTTAATATATCAGAATTAGACTTCGCAAAAATTAAAGAAAATCTCACAGGATTTTTAACAAGTCAATCTGATTTTGTAGGATATAATTTTAAAGGTTCTTCTTTTGATGTTCTCCTTGACATAATGGCATATAATACTCATTATAATTCATATTATGCAAATATGATTGCTAATGAGATGTTCTTAGATTCCGCTTCTCTTAGAAATTCTGTTGTAGCAAGAGCAAAACATCTTGGTTATCGGCCCCGTTCTGCACAAGGATCATTGGCCGCAGTTACACTTACTATTACTCCAACCGGCTCTCCTCCTTCTATAAGTATTCCCAAAAATACACAATTTCAGGCTGAAGTATCGGGTATATCATATATTTGGTGTACTTCTAATTCTCATTCAGTAAACATTAATGCCAATGGTGTTTATACTGTAGATAGTATAGATCTTAACCAGGGGATACCTTCAACATTTAGATATACAGCAAATACAGGTGATCCAGATCAAAAATATATTCTTCCTAATGCAAATACAGATATAAGTACTTTAGAAGTTTCTGTTCAAGTATCTGCTAGTGATTCCGAAACAGTAGTATATACAGAAGCTACTGATATCACTACTGTAAACTCTATTTCAACAGTTTATTTTATAGATGAAATCGAAGATGGGAAATTTGAAGTTCAATTTGGTGATGGAATATTAGGAAAAATATTAGCAAATGGAAATATTGTTATATTGTCAAGTTTAACTTGTGATGCTGATGCGACTAATGGAGCTAAAGCATTTTCGGTTGTGACTGATGTTGGTGGATATTCTAATGTAAAAATAGAAACCACCTCTTCCGCTTCAGGCGGAGCTGTACCCGCAGATATTGATGAGATTAAATTCAATGCACCCAAAAATTTCGATGCTCAAAATCGATGTGTCACAATTCATGATTATGTAGCTTTAGTTAAAAGAGATTATGGTGATGCACAAGCAGTTGTTGCTTGGGGTGGAGAAGATGCAGATCCCCCAATTTATGGAAAAGTTTATGTAGCTATTAAACCAACATCCGGAACAGTTCTTTCAGAAGCTTCTAAAAAGTTCGTTCAAGATGAAATATTGGCAAAAAGAAATATTGTTGGAATTACTCCAGAAGTTGTAGATCCGGATTATATGTATTTAAAGGTTAGTAGTACAGTTAAATATGATTCCGGTAAAACTACAAATAGTGCATCAGTACTTAAATCAACAGTAACCACCGCAGTTACAGATTTTGGAGATACCAATTTAAAAAACTTTGACAAAGGATTTAGATATTCAAAATTAATTCAAGCAATTGATGAAGCAGAAATTTCCGTTAAAAGTAATCAAACTTCCCTTCAACTAAAAAGATTACTTTATCCATTATTGGGATCGAGTGGAGCCTATACTCTACCATTTTCTAATCAGGTCTATCACCCCTCAAATACTTTTTGGGGTGCAGTAACTAGTGGAGTATTTGGATATTACGATTCTGCAAATACATTATGGGATGAATGTAGATTACAAGATAATAATGGAACTCTTGAAGTGTATAGAACTTCAGGAGAAGATCGAATCATTGTTAATAATAATGTAGGAACAATGACTTACCTCACCGGAAAAATGGAACTTAAAGATTATAAACCAATCTCTGTAGGTTCTGAAACTACTGGAAATACTACACCATTAGAGTTTTTTGTTACACCATCTTCATCAGATGTTAATCCTCTCAGAGAACAAATTATCTTAATCGAATCAGATGATATTACTATTACAATGTTGGATGATGCTGGAACAGGTACGTATGTCGAAGGCACTATAGCAACTACTGATGGTACAACTCTCTCAACTGGGTATTAAACGTGGCTGTAGTCAAAGATAAAAAAGATGTATCTGTTTTATTGGAAACTCAGTTACCAGAGTTTATAAACGCCCAACATCCGAAGTTCAAAAAATTCATAGAAAAATACTATGAATTTATGGAATCCCACCAACTTTATTTTGGCACCTCATTTACATTCAATGATGACAAGCTAGTAGATGAATCAGATGGTACTAGCTATTTTTTATATGAAGATGGTGTTCGCCTTCAATTAGAGTCTGAACGTGATACGGCCGGTAATGCAAATCTCATGTTCTCACTTGGAGAAACCCTTACAGGTAATATAAGTGGAGCAACCGCAGTTGTTTCTGGTACAAAAGGTAATACTATTGCTTTTGTAAAATCTTCTAGCGTAGCAGGATTTACATACGGAGAAAAACTTACAGGTAGTGTCACCGGTTCATACGGCACTTTAGCAAATGGTATTGTTGATGGAATATTCCCCACAGCCTCAGTAGATTCTTTTCGTTCAAAAGCACCCGCCGCAGCAATAAGAGAATTATCTTTAGACCAAGATATTGATACTACATCTATTGGTCTTATTGAAGATGCATGGAAAAAAGAATTTTATACAAATATTCCAACGACAGCAGTTACAGATAGACGACAACTTCTTAAAAGAATGAAGCAGGTCTATAGGTCAAAAGGAAATGAGGCTTCTTTTAGTTGGTTATTTCAATCATTGTTTAATAAAGAAGATATAGAATTTTATTATCCCAAAACAGATCTATTGAAACTATCTGATGGGAAATGGGCACTTGATAAATCAATTAAAATTATAACAGCCGGTGCAAATAATATTAATTTATTCACTGGTAGAAGAATCACGGGTGCACTTTCCAAGTGTACCGCTATGGTGGAAAAACAACTTACTTCTTTTGCGGGAGCTCTTGAAGTTACTGAATTAACATTATCAGATGTTGTGCAGGGCGTTGTTGACGGAGTATTGTTTTATTTCAAGCCCGCTGAAGTAATTACATCCGAAACTGATATAGATGGATTATATGCAGAAGCAGTCACATCAGGAATTTTACAAACTGTTACTGTAGATGTTGGTGGAACCAACTATGTAGTCGGTGATGAAATTCATGTTGCTGGTGGTGGAGGCCAAGGCGCACGTGCGAGAGTTTCATCTATTTTAGATTCTGTTGTTGAGGGTATTGATGTTATAGATTCTGGAGATGGATATGCCGTAGGAGATCAAGTTGACTTTATTAATGATGGAACCGGTGGAAGTGGAGCGGCAGGACAAGTCCAATCAATTATTTCTACAGGTGCAATATTAAGAAATACAGATCTCGTATCTGCTTTTCAATTAAAACAAATAGCGGCTTCAGACTATACATCAACACTTATTGGACACAATGCTAATACAGCTTTGTTTGGTAATTCTTCTCTAACATTTTCTGCAGGAATTAAAGCAAGTTCCGCAAAACTTTATGGCTCCACAGGTAACTATGATGCTACCTTACATATTCTTGCCGGAGATAGAATTGCGAAGGTCGCAAGTGTAAACACATCAGGCGTAACCCTTACACAATCAGTAAAAACTGTTACTCTTTCAACGGGCCTCTCTGATAATGAAAAAATAGATATTGTTGGTGGTAAACTTACTTATGCAAACGCGAATACTAATATTGTTACAGGATTTTCCAGTAATACTGTTTTACTAGTTAGGGATACTCACACAATTGGAGCGGGTCAAGCATTCACCGTTGATTATGCAAGCAATACTTATTGGGGTACAGTTATTAGTGCCAATACTACCGCATTTTTATATTCTGTTGGTTCTTATTATCGTGATAATGACATAGATGCTTTGACTGTACAGAATTTTGTTAATGATGATAACATCATAGTATATAATAATAAATTTACTAAATTGGGAGCCGCAGTCGCGGGTTCAGGTGTAGATGCACATAATATGCATAATGGCGTTACCTTTCAAGCTGGTAATACTCCCGCCGCTGTAACAACTAATACTTTTACTATGGTTGATGCTCATGGTGCATTACCCGATGTAATTGCTGTTTGTAATGGTGCTCTCAATATGACTTCTGTTGATGTTGGAGCAATTGATACATTTGCACTTACATCAGGTGGAGGTGGATATGAAACATCACCTCCTGTTAGTGTTGCTAATAATTATACTCCAACTTTAGGAAATGCATTAGATGTAGTAGGTGCTCCTAACGCCTTGCTTAATGTAAATTTACATTCATTTACTTCAGGAACAATTGCACAAGATGGTAATGTAGTCACCTTAACTAGTGAAGATTCATTTCCGGATGCGAATTCTGGAGTACTTACACTTACATACGCAAATGGAGCTACAGATAATGTAACTGCAGTTACTAATTCTACTGTTATTAGAGTAGCTACAGAGAAAATTTTTGGACTTGGTACGGGTGATCTTCCCGATAAGCAAACCTATTCTCTTTCATACATGGCTCTTGCAAATAACATCACAAAAAACACTTTACTCTATAATGATGATTATTCTGCAAGGGGAAGAGTTCTTGATTTTATAGACAAGGGAACTTTATCTACCGCCAATCCATACATTGCTAACGGCAACACAACTCTTAGAGTGGATATGACTACCACTCAAGATTTTGGTTCAACAGTAGAACATATATTATTAGAAGAAAAAGATTTTCATAATGACAGATATTCCCATGAAAAACTTCTACTTGAATCAGCTACAGTTGGATCTGCTCAAGGTGGAGGTGGTATATTTTTAACAGAAGATTGCGTTGAATTCATTATAACAGAAGCAGATGATCTACTTGTTGCAGAAGATGAAACAAGATTTTATACAGAAGCCACAACAGGTGAACGTGTTACCGCACATAGTAATGTCGTTTCTACATACACCACAGGAACTATGGCTCAATCGGGGACTACAGTTACAGGAGTTGGTACTACATTTCCTAATGACTCGGTTCGTGGAACTATTACATATCACGATGATGCTACCTCTACAATTACAGGATGGACAAATACCACATCATTCACAGTAGCAGATTCAAAAACAGTAGGCGCGGGTAACACATATTCAATTAGTTATAATTCTGCATTGACATGGGGAATAAATCGAGAAGTTACAGCAGCAGGTAGTGGTACAGGAAATAAAACAGTTACCGTAACAGATACAGGACACTATTTAAGATCAGGTGACAAAGTTAAAATTTCTGGATGTACAACTGCACAAGTGAATGGAATATGGCCAATAACTGTTCTAACTTCAAATACCTATAGTTACACTTTACCTGAAAATGGAGTAGCTTCACCTGCTGGTGAGATTAGATCAATGCCAGTTTCATCCGTATGGCTTGCAACATCTAATGCAGTTTACATGGATACCTCACCAAAAGGTAATAATGCTGTAATTGAAGTTTCCGCCATTGCAATTGGTGCAATTCAAGCTGCAGAAGTTTATGATTTTGGTGCAGGATATTCTTCTATTCCAAATCTTTCAACTACTTCTGGTGATCAAAACGCCGAACTTACTGCAGGACTTGGTGCTTATGCAACATATCCTGGATATTATACTGCTACAACGGGATTACTTAGTGGTGTACCAAAAATTCAAGACAACAAATACTACCAAGCTTTTTCTTATGTTCTAAAAACTGATTTTGATGTAAACGATTATCGTAATTCAGTAAAAAGATTGACTCATCCATCCGGCTTAATAATGTTTGGTGAATTGGCTATACGAAGTAAAATATCTGTAGAAATGTTCGATGCGGGAGCAAGTGGAAATGTTGATAGTTTGGGAACTATTGTAACGGCCGGCCCTGATAATGAAGGAAGAAAATATCACAACATTACTCTGTTCGGTAATACTACTGTTGCAAATGCACAATTTCAATCTTATGGTAGTAATAATGAGATGGAAATTTATACTGCAAACCATCCGTGGCAAGCGATGGATGCAAGGTTGGAAACATTCGATGAAGTAAATCTTCAACTGGAAAATTATGTAGAAATTTCGTCTATAGCACGAACCAATTCTACAATGTATGTAGTTACAGAAACATTACATGGATTAGAAACTGGTGATACGATTGAATTTTCTGGGGATGAATCTGGACAACAATTCAATAGCAATTATACTGTTACATCCGCGCCCACTACAAACACATATACTATTACTCCATCACCAGATCATGGCTCTGCCGTTTCACAATCCATGTATGACGGATTTCTTTATATTCAGTTAGAAGACCAACAATCTGGAAATAATGTTATTATGGAAGATGCTTCCGATTTGATGATGGAACCATCAAATTATCTGAAATCTAAAGTAATAGCATATTCAGATGTCTTCCGCGCGAATGCGACAAATTGGGATTATCCCTTTGCTGGTGGAATTCTAAATGAAGATGGTACTGAGATTTTACTTGAACGTGGAGGATCTTTTCTCTATCCATCAATTCAATTTCCTGAAGCTGAGACAGGAGTAATATCCATTGATGTGAGTTTCAATAGTGACATACTCCTTGAAGACGACAATGGAGCTTATGGGTGGGGGTATCTTTTAGATGAAACTTCTGCGGGACAAGGTAATGGCCCACAAAGATTTATTTCTCTTGAAGAAGATACACAAGGACCGGATCGACAATATGAGAGTATTCCAATTGTAGATACTCATGTTATTGAAACTTGGTATAATTCAACAGGAAATCATTTAATCGGAGAAGACGACCTAACGCGTTTTATGATGGAAGATGAAGCATTATTGGCCTTAGATACTGTACCAATTACACATGATAATCGATTCTGTAAACATATTGATTCACATATAATTTATAATGCAATTATAGCAGAGGACGGTTCGTATATAATCGAAGAAGGAAGTTCAGGATCAACTAATACTTATTTTTCAGTAGAAGATGAATATGGATTAAATCAAAACGATGAACTTGATTTAATATTTGACCTTTGGGAAAGTACACATTGGCATTTACGAATGGAGGATTCATCTCATACCATATATGAAGATGGTACTAGAATGTTGGTAGAGTTTGGATCTGTAAAAGCTCCTTTAGTAGAATTAGAAACAGAACATTATGATACAATGGGTTATCATCTAAGAATGGAAGATGAATCTCATCTTATTCATGAAGATACAACGCGTGCGATTATAGAAGAAGGTCTAGTAAAGGCCGGTAATCATATTGAACAAATACAATATGATCTTTATGAGACAACTTACTGGCATTTGATGCAAGAAGATGGTGTAACACATACCAAGCTTGAAGATGGAACACGTTTACTTACTGAGAACGTGAATATTAAAGCTACTGAATTGTTACAACCCACAGACAAGAACATCTATAAAGTTGATTCTATGGGTCAACATATATTGTTAGAAGATGCGTCGCCGGATCTCACTCCTATTATCTATACTGTAACTGCATCAGGATCTAGCCACTTTTTAATAGACATCGATGATGGTAATGGACCCGTAGCCCAGCTTTCAATTACTTTACAGGGAGGTAGAGTTTATCGTTTTGATAATAGTGATTCAACAAATATCGGCCATCCATTTAAATTTTCTCTAACGTCTGATGGTCATCATGGAGGGGGAACTGCTTATACTGATGGAGTATTAGAAAACGGTACTGCAGGATATGCAGGAGCTTTTGTTCAAATACACGCAACAAATACAGCGCAAACACTATATTACCATTGTCATGCTCATTCCGGCATGGGTGGAACAGCAAATAAAACCTTATTCAGTTATTCTGACTACAATACTTTTATTGCAATGGAAGATGTTCATAAAGCTGTGGGGGATAGTGAGAACCCTAGATTACTTTTAGATCATCCGGAAAATAAAATTCCGGACATTACTAAACATTATGTTTCAGAATCCGCGGCGAGTGATTTAATTCATTGGACGCCAGAAAACCATTTATTAAATACTATTTCAACTTATAAAGATAAGTATGTTACAGCAACTTATGGTATGCAACCCTTTAGGCCACATTATGTTTCACAATGGGCTACAGCCGAATTGGGGTTTGTTGATGATAAATTTACACAAGAAGATGGTTCAGGATTAATAATTTTAGAACATCCTGTAACAAATCAAAACTATTTACTTCATGAAGATTTTCCTGAATTGGGTTTAGATATGATGAACCTTCAAAGAGAAGTTTTGGATTTCATTTTGTTGGAAGATGTTCTTCAAACCGATGGGGCCATTGATGGTAATAGAAAAGATTATATTCAGACTGAAGAATATGTAACGTATGTTATAACAGCTTCAGGCACGCCCACATTTATTATTGATGGTGTAGAACAAACATCGTTAACTATTGAAAGAGGGGTCACTATTAGATTTGTTGTAAGTTCTTCTACGGTGTCATCTCATCCATTTAGACTTTCATCTACTGCAAATGGTACTCATGCTGGTGGAGTAGTACTTGCAGATGCAGGATATGCGCACTCTTCGGCTGCTCATGGTAATCCCGGAGCATATGTAGAATATACTCTTACAGGTAGTACACCAGACACAATATATTATTTTTGTACTGCACATAGTGGAATGGGAGGTTCAGTTACAGTTATTAATAACACAGGAACATCGCGATCATTATTAGAAACATCTAAACCACCAATAGAAGGTTATGGTGTAGAGTTTACACCACATCAAACTTGGACTGTTCTTCCCTCATATCAATATAGTAGAATATTAACGCGGATGAAAGGAACAGTTACCATTGCAGATGGCGCCACGGCCATGACTGGATCTGGAAGTGAATTTACTTCTCAACTTAAAGTGGGAGATGAATTTCAAACTGCAAATGAAAATATTATATCTGAAGAAACTGGTGGAGGTATATTATTAGAAAGTGATGAAAGAATAGAACACGAAGAAGCGCGAATTATTCATGTACAAAATGAGGATCTTGCTGCAGATTTATTAGGAACACAAATTAGAAACTTTCGATGGTTGATAACTACAGAAGATACTACTGTTGCCGCACATGGTACACATGCCGGTGTAATAGGAACGTATGGGACTGGTGATCCTGATGCCGAAAGTTTTAGTATTGTTACGAGTGAAACCAACCAATCCCTTGTAGTTGGATTAGATGCTGAAGTCGGAGAACTTGAACTAGAAACTCCTGAATGGGAACATATTAATATGCTCTGGGAAGATATGTCAAAAATGATAATTGTAGATCCACAAGCTTTTATGGTGAAAACTATTACTAATGATGCTTCTTTAGAGGTAACCAGAAAATGTATGCCGGGTGGAGTAAGCGACTCTGTATATCAACTCTGAAGAATTTAAACTTAAAAAAACTACTAAATATAACAATGAGGAATCATTGACTTTTAACTTATAATACAATTGGAGGAAAACCGAAATGCCTGCTATAGTAACCAATAAATTCAGAATTCATAACGCCAAACAGTTTGTAGAGGCTTTCGATGAGATTTCTACAACTTCTGGCGCTGCAATAACTGATGCAAGTGGGTTACTCAATACTAATATGTACTTATTTATTGGTAAAGTAACCAGCTGGGCGGATGATACAGCCCCGCCTACCCCTACCGATTCCGTTTCTAATACGGTCTACAATCATTGGAGAGATATGATTGCAGCCAAGAAAATCGGATCTACGGATGTAAGTCATGTAGCACCACGCTATAACTGGACGACAGCATCAAATTATTACGCATATACTCATGCAAATAATGCCCTGTTCGATCAACAATTTTACGTGATGACAGATGACTATAATGTTTATAAATGTCTCGCCAACAATCAAGCTGGTGGAGCATCTACGACTAAACCTACTGGAACAGGAACAGCCATTATCACAACAGCTGATAGTTATAAATGGAAGTTCATGTATCAGATCTCAGCCGCAAGAGCTCTTAAATTTGTAACGCCTAGTTATATACCTACTCAGCGTGTACGTAAAGCAAATAACGCGATTGCAAATACTACTGATTCTTCGTTTCAATACGATGTTGAAATTGCAGCAAATACTTCAGGTAATGGAGCCATTGAAGTGGTTCATGTTACAACTGCTGGAAGTTCTTATACATTCGAAACTGGAACAGTTCAATCAGGACACACAGAAACCACAACTACTTGTAAAATTTCAGGTACAGGTTTGGCTACTGATCAAATCGTTAACAACGATATTTACTTTACTTCAGACTCCGCAAGTGGTGTTACAGGTAAAGGTGGAACAATTACCGATTTCCAAGCTGGTACTGATGTTGTAACTTGGACACCCGCATTAGCAAGTGCTAACGTTCCAGCAGACGGTGACGGATATTCTATCGGTCCTAAAATCACTATTACTGGTGATGGTCATGGAGCAAATGTTCGTGCCACTAATACCGCATCTGGTACTATTGGTGATATCGTGGTTGTTGCCGGTGGTAACAATTATGGTAATGCCGTAGCAACGATTATTACAAACGCCGGTTCTTCTGGAGCCGTTACACCAATTATCGGCCCACGTGGTGGACATGGTGATGACGCAGTTGAAGAATTAGGTGGATTCTTTGTAATGGTTAATAGTCGATTGGAATACGGAGAATCTGGAAACTTCACAACAAATAACGATTTCCGTAAAATCGGTCTTTTAGCTCAACCATTGTATGCCAATGGTGATGTTGCAACAGCAACAACTATTGATCAATGTGTAACTATAACAGTTCAATCTTGGAACAGTACAGCATTTGCAGAAGATGAACTTGTAACTGCATCACAGTCAGGCGCAACTGGTAAAGTTGTTGACTTCAAAAATAACACAACTCTAAGATTAGTTGATGTTACTATGGGATCAAACACTACTACTGGATATGATGGTATTGCCGGATCGTTTCAAGCAAATGAAACTTTTACAGGAGCTGGTGGAGCATCAGCAAATACTAGTGCGGTAGTTGGTGGTGATTTAGAGAAATTTTCTGGAGATGTTCTCTACATAGAAAATCGTTCACCTGTAACAAGAGCAGATGACCAAATAGAAGATGTTAAGTTAATTATTGAATTCTAATCATTTTATACTAGAGGAAGATTGAATGCCACTTTCTACAAATTTCAATGTTACGCCGTATTATGATGATTATGACGAGTCAACGAATTATTATCGTATTCTTTTTAGACCAGGGTATGCAGTACAGGCAAGAGAAGTAACACAACTACAGACCATACTTCAAAAACAAATTGAGAGGTATGGTCAGCACATGTTTAAGGATGGTAGTAAAGTTTTTGGTGGAGAAGTAACTTTAGATACTGAAGTTAAATCTCTTAAACTAGAAACTCAGGAATCGGGAGTTAATATTAATGCCGCTTCTTTTTCCGGAACTACTATTACTGGTGCAACTTCCAATGCCCGTGCACGTGTCGTGGCTTCGCAGGCAGCCACCTCAAGTACTCAACCTACGTTAATGTTCCATTATTTGTCAGGTGATACTTTCGATGACGGAGAAACAATCGCGGCCGGAGCAGTACAAGCAACAGTTGTTAGTGCAGCTGGAGCATCCGGTCTTACTGGAGCTACTGGTAATGGTTCAGTTGTTAGTGTCGATACAGGCGTATTTTATGTTGGTGGATTCTTCCTCTTTACTCCCGCAAACACTATAATCATGGATGCCTATTCCAAAACTCCTTCTGGACGTGTTGGATTAGAAATTACAGAATCAACAAAAACAAGTGATGATGATCCTCTGTTACTTGATCCAGCTTCAGGTACTTATAACTATGCTGCACCAGGTGCTGCAAGATATAAGATTGAATTAGCTCTAAAAAACAAAGCCCTTACCTCAACAGATCCAGTTTTACAACTTGCAGATGAAAATTTTATTCAGCTGTTAAAAGTTATAAGTGGTATTAAAAATGAAGAAGTTAAGTATCCCATGTATGGGGAACTTGAAAAAACTTTGGCAAGGCGAACATTTGATGAGTCTGGTGACTATACAATCACTCCATTTAATTTAGATCTAAAAATTCATAGAGGAATTTCAGGGTTAACTGTGGCATCAGGTGTTGATGGTACTACAGTACATGGAAATAATACTCTTTTCCTAACTGAAGTAGATGTAGGAGATGAGATTTATCTTGGATCTAATACTGTGACTTCAACTATTACAGCAATTGCTAATAATACAAGATTAACAGTACAAACAACTCTTCCTACAAATACAGGTGATGCGATAATTTACAACGAGTCTGAAATTTCTGCTGGTATGGATGCAGGTAAGGCTTATGTAAAAGGTTATGAATATGAGAGTATTGATACACAATATCTTGATGTAGATAAGGGTAGGGATACTGACTCTGTTGTTGATTATAGTATGACATCAGAAATAGGAAACTATCTTGTGGTTGATACTGCCAGTAGTTTATTTGATGTTGGTGCTTCTGAAGTTTGTCAATTACATTCAGTTCCTTTTGCCTCGATTAACTTAACTAATAATACTACATTTGCCGCGACTCAAGTTGGAACAGCAAGAGTCCGCAGTATGGATTGGGATACTAGTTCTGGAAATTCAGCATACGCAGATACAAATCATTCTAATTACAGACTATATCTCTGGGATGTTAATACTTCAAATAATATCACAGGTACGGTTGGTGGATTGAATTATGATTTTGAAGAGGCCGAGGTTGCCGCTCCAACTGCGAACACTAGAATGATCCAATTAGATCTTCTTACTACTTCTTATGCAAATGATGCCTATACTGGTGCAAGTATTACAGTTAATACTACAAATGGTATAGATTCTACTAGTGATGTTAGAATTATAGATGATTATTTTTCTGTCGTTAATGGTATTACGCAGGAAGATTCTACAGATATAATTCTCCAAGATGATACAAGTACAAGCACTCCAAATGCATCGACATTAGGTAAAATATTGTTAATGGATGCTGGAAAATATGTAGTGGCTAATGCCGTATTTTCTCAAGCAACCCTAGCTAATACTACTTACGATATAGATTTCAAAATTAAAGATGCAGAAAGTATAATTACTTCAACATTAGCCGCACCTCCTACTATTAATACACATGCTGACATTGCAGATGCCGGAAAATATAATAGTAGTACTTCAGGAAATACAATCTTATCTAATACAGATAAGAATACTCTTGTCTTTCCGTTACCTCAAAGTCCAATTAAGGAAACTTCAGCAACAGGTAATACAGTTAGTTACTCGTTTAAGAAAGTTGAGAAAGCACTTTCATCGGATGCTTCTGGAAAATTAACTATTACTTTATCTAATCCTAATTATCGATTTATGCCGAGTGGTGGTACTTTATCTACAACCAATTCAAAAGAAAATTTCATTGTAGTTGTTAAGACTCCTAATGCCGCTCAAACATTTGTTAATGCAGTTTCTTCTACTGCCACATTAACAAGTTCAGATCCAGCAGAAGCAAGACTATTAGCAACTGGAAATTATCTCGACTTAGGAGCAGTTAATGATGCAGGTACAACAATTAGGCCGGTCACAGTTAATGGTACAAGACAATCAGTAGACATATATTGTAACACCAGCGCCGTTTTTGTAGCAGATATTATTTATACTGTAGAAAGTTCTTCTGTAAAGAAAGAGCCCGGCCCAAGAACAAAAACATTGGTTTCAGGAAACGGATCAGCTATTGTTGCAACTACTGGATCTCCCGCAGTACCTACAACTTCTGTAGCAGGAGGTCAGTTTTATTTTGAAACTCCAAATCAGACACAAACTGAAACAGACTCTATTCCTGTTTCGGATGCATTTAATTTAGTTAAAGTTGTGGATTCAGGACAACCATTTATTCATGTTACAGCAGCAATGATGGTGGCATCAGCTAATAATATCGCTAGTAGATACACATTTGAATCGGGACAAAAAGATAACTTTTATGATCACGCTACTATAAAGTTAAAGCCTGGTCAGCCAGGACCCTCAGGTAAAATTATGGTTGTTGTCGATTATTTTAATTGGGATGGTGGTGAAGGTTATCACTCTGTAGATTCGTATCCAACATCTGGGGATTATAATAAAGTAGATGCTGGAAGTACTTTACCTTTTAACTATGGGACAATTCCAGATTTTACTAGCCCCACAACAGGAGCAACAGTTAATCTAAGAGATGCAATTGATTTACGCCCGAGAAGGGAAAACGCATCAAATGATATGAATGATACATTGGCCATTGAAGGAATTCCAACTCCTGATCCAGATGGTACAATTACTTCATCTTTCAGTTATTATTTGTCAAGAGTAGATAAAATAGCACTTACCAAAGATAGAAAATTTAAAACACTTAGGGGAGAATCTGGTCTTAATCCAGTAGCACCTCCAGATGATGAAGACTCAATGACATTGTATTCATTGAGTATACCGGCATATACTTTTAATCTTACTGATATTACTACACGATATGTTGATAACAAACGATTTACCATGAGAGACATTGGTAAATTGGAAAAGAGAATTGAAAGAATAGAATATTATACCGCCTTAACCATACTAGAAAAAGAAACCGCCTCAAGAAACTTTTCGACTGGAGGCGCAAGAGATTCTTTATTCAATCCAACAGGAACAGCATTTAAGAATGGTATATTAGTAGATTCCTTTAGTGGTCACTCAGTAGGTGATGTAATGAATGATGATTATAACGTTTCAGTAGAATATGCAAAGAAAGAAATGAGACCGGGATTCTACTATGATAATCATCGACTTACATATAGTTTAGGATATATTAATAACGTAACAAAAACCGGAG